AATAACTCCAGGAATAACTTGCATACATCTTGTTGTTGAATGTAATATATTTACAATGCCATTATTAGAAGTAAATATATCTTGATTAAATAATTTTTGTTCAATAGCATTTAAGTTATTAGGATAAGGTTGTGGACGTAAATTATATGCGTCTACAACCCCGATTGTTGTATAATTCCTATCCTCTACTCTCATTTTGTATATCGCCATTTCACAGTATTAATATATTAATAATATATTAATAACGTATTTTCAATTTATAAAAATTCTTCTATAGGAATATAATTAATATTCAATTTGTGTTTTACTATCTCTCTGCACATTTTAATTTCAGTAATTCTTAATTTATATTCTATATTTTTAACAACTTCTTTTAAAACGTCTGTTATATTGTAACTAGGTCCCCATTTACACAAAATACTATTACAACATAAACATTTATCTATGTCAAAAAAATCCGTCCATTTTGAAGAAATAGATAATAATCTTTTATAGTTATGTCCGTTTATAAAAACAGTTGGCGCTCTAAATGGATACGTTTCTGGAAATTCTATTTTTATTACAGCTAAAAATTTATCATTATTATTAAAAAACATACCAAATGTTACATAATCAAAGGTTATTTTGTCTACAATATTTTTGGTATGTTTTTCAATTAAAAAAGGTTTTGACATATCAGGATTAACATCGTCATTATTATAATATCTATGTAAAATTTTGGTAAGTCTTTTGTAAATACCGGTTGTTCTCATTTATATAAACATAGATTTTGTATGTTTATATATATTTAATTTACTTTGTAATAAAATGCTTATTCATATACCTTTGAAGATTAAAGTATGTAACCTTATCTTCAGGTTTGAGGTCCAACAAAGATTTTAGTTTTTTATCTGGTTTGATAATTTTTTTATTGGTTTTATCAGGAAGTTCTTTATCCTTAATATACTGAATAATAAACTTAGTAACTTCTGTTCTGGCTAATTGAGTACCTTCTTCAACTCCCATAAATTTACATAAATCTTGTGAAATTTTTGTTGGTACAGCAAAACCGGAAGCTTTTCTATTTCCTTTTGACTTATTTTTATTAAGCTCTCTTTCAAGCTTTTTAATTCTCTTTTTTACATTTTTTTCAAGAGATTTCATCTGGTTTGATAACATTGTAATTTGTGACTTAAAACTAGATAATGTATTTAATACATTTCCAAATTCGTCAACAAGTTGCTGTGTAAGCACTGTATTAGTAGTTACTTTATCTTCTTCTGACATAACTTATAAACTACATAAATGAAGACAGCTTTAAATCAATTTTAATTAAATCATTTAATTTTCAGATTTGTCCTCGAATCTCTCTTTTTTATTAAGATTCCACGAACCATCGCCTTTGCCCTGAGGTCGTCCTCCTCCTCGCGAACCTGCTCCTCGTGAACCGGTTCCTCGCGAACCTGAGCCGCGGGGTCCAGAACCTTGTGGTCTTACTCGTCTATGAGATTGTCCATTTGAACCATCCTCACCTTCATCTTCTCGTTGTTGACGATTTGCATTTCTAGTTTCACACATAAGCAAACCATTACAGACACCGCGAACATCCCCTGCTTGATAAGGATGTTCGGTATTATCACTAGTAGTTAGTGTGAATGAAACATACTCTCCCTGAACAAGATACTTATACTGTTCATCTGTAACCACTACACCGGTATGGTGAACAAAAACGTCCTCATCCTTTTTATCGCCATCGAGGACAGTAACAAAACCAAAACCGGCCTTATTATTAAACCACTTAACTCTGCCTAAAAGGCGTGTTGATGCATTAGAATCTGATTTACTCATTATATACATTTATTGTATAGTCTTTTTAAGCTGATTTAGAAGTAGAATAAATTAATATTATATCTTTATAAGTATTATTCTCTAACCAAAATTTAATTATATAATATAGAAAATTAATCTATTTGTATTTATTAATGGAACAGCAAAAAAATTTGAGTTTATCTATTATGATTGAAAAAAAAAAAATAAAAAATGAATTATGTATTCCAAAGATGACTCCTGCGATATGGATACCCGGTAAAAATATTAAAAAATGTTTTCAATGTAAATCTGACTTTACTTATTGGAATAGAAAACATCATTGTCGAATTTGCGGTCGAATTTTCTGCAGTAACTGTTGTAATAATTGGAGAAAGGTCCCTAGTTTAGTTAACACTACTACTCCCCCTGAAATATCATTTTTCCCTGCTTTTATTAGTTCTTTCAGTGATTCTAAGTTTAAGAGAATGTGTATTGAATGTAAAAATAAATTAGATTTTATAGACCATTCATCAAAGTATATTTATATTTTAACTAATATACCGCTTACGCTTGAACAAATATTAAGTTTAAGGGTTTTAAATAAAAAATGGTGTAAGTCTGTTACTACTGTATTAACTTTTTATAAATGTTTACAATATAAATTAATATGTCAAAAATTTTCCAAAATAGAAAAAAGGTTATTATGGAATCATAAATTAGAATTTAACGGACATTTCCAATTAATTAGTAAATTTATATCGTGTTTTAATGATGAAAAATACATAAACTCGATAGAATCAACATTACGTAAATATAATTCAAGTAAAAAATTTAGTTGTAGAGTTTTAGCATGCAATAGAAATTGTTCAACAAAACCAAAAATAGAGGAAATAATTGAAATATATTCCAATAGTAATTTTTTAAGGAATAATTATTGTAGAAAATGGTTGGGATATAAATTAAGGGAAATAGATATTGACAATATAATTTTGATATACCCGTGGTTATTACGTATAGCAATTGATAATTCTATATTATTAAAGGAGTTAATTTTTCCTTTATGTCGAGAACATAACAAATTAATTTATAGTACATATTTTGATTTGCGCCAATATATGTTAGATAATATTTTAAAGGAAAAATTATACAATGATTATTTATATTTTTTAAATATGATTGAGGAGAGAAATTTAAAGGAATTAAGAAAACTAAGAAAATTTATAAACTTGGTTCATAATAACGCAAAAAAAAACAGCATATTGACACAATGGAAACAAGATATAACCAAATGGTTTAACAAATATAAGTATTTTAATATTCCATGGGATAATGATATTAAATGTATAGGAGTAGAAATAGAAGGCATTAAATGTTTTAAAAGTGCAACTAGACCATGGAAAATCCCATTAATAGTAAGATACAAAAATAATGAAGAAAAAATAATAAATATATTAGTTAAATTTGAGGATGTAAGAAAAGATAAATTAACGATGATAATTTCAAAATTATTAAACAAAGTATGTAAAAAATTAATAGATATTAAAACTTATAATGTTTTTCCGATTTCGGTTAACAGTGGATGGATAGAAATGATAGACGAAACGCAAACCTTATATGATATCAAATATAGGTACAACACAACATTACAAAACTATATTATGGATTTCAACCCAAATTTAACTATAATAGAAATGAGAAAAAAATTTATTAAAACATGTGTATCTTCTTGTGTTTTATGTTATGTGTTAGGAGTTGGAGATAGACATCTTGAAAATATATTAGTAACAAAAGATGGAGATTTATGTCATATAGATTTTAGTTATTTATTAGGAAATGACCCCAAAAAACAATTAGCACCATCAGTTCGTATAACAGATGGAATGTTAAATATGTTAGGAGGTAACAAATCGAATTCGTTCAAAGAATTTAAACAACAATGTCAAACAGCATATAAAATGATTAGGTCTAGACCATCATTATGGTTTATTTTATTAAAATATTTAAATTTTAATATACCATCGATAGACAATTTTAAATATGGAATAAAAGAAATAAAAGATCATGTAATAGAAAGATTGGTTCCTGGAGAGAATGATAACGAAGCTTCGTTACAAATAGTACAAATTATAGAACGTTCTTCGCGTGAAAATTGGAAATATGGTCTGGCCGAATGGTCACATTCTATTGGTAATGAATTAAGAAAAATTAAAGAAAACGTGTTTATGTTTAATATAGACCTTTAAAGCAAAAATATATCTCTATTGGGTTTAAGTTTCCAATTATTAACAGTATTTAAATCAACCGGAAAATTACTATGTTTTTTTTTGTTTCCGTGCGTTTTGTCTAAATTTATATTATTTATTTTTTTTTCTAAATTTTTTTTATTTTGTTCCTGCCAACTTTTTCTAGTAATTCTATTTTTTTTTTTAACTCCCCAATTATAACCTTTTTTATGGCTTGTCCCAAAATTTCTGTATATTTTTGATTTAATTCTCGTAAACATATTTTATTTTATATATATATATATATAAAATTAAAATCAATTTTATTATTTTTTTAAATAAAATATCATATTTATATATTATATGAGTTACAATATAGATATGGTTACTATATTTTTTGCTGTTTGTTTTTTGGACAATATTTCTATATATTTACATAAATTAAAATTTGGAGATGTTGAAGTACATCATAATGTAAGATGGTTTTTTCTACATTTTTTTATAAATTTATTTATAACCTTAGCAACCCTTAATGATTTACAATTTTGTTTAAAAAATACAGAACAATGTTCATATTCAATAATTAGTAATAATTCTATGTTAGCTATAAAAACAGCAATATTGTTACATTTATATCATTGTATTTTTTTCTTTAATAAACTAAATCATCATGATTGGACTCATCATATTGTTATGGTGGGGATAACCGGGCCTTTGGCAATATATTTTCCTAGTAAACAAACATCATCAGGTTTATGGTTTATGACAGGATTCCCAGGTATGTTAGATTATGGTATGTTATGGTTAGTTAAAATGAAATTGATTGATAAACAAATAGAAAAGGTGGTTTATAAACATATTAATACTTGGATAAGGAGCCCAGGTTGTTTACTTACTTTATTTTTCGGACTACCGAAATTATTAAATCCTACATCACAGTGCGAATTTAATGTAGCATTTATTAACAGTTTATTAGCATATTGGAATGGACAATATTATATGATGTTAACATGCGAGGCTTATGGAAGAAATTTAGCACTTATGCGTTAAAATTTAATTAATTGTTTAATTAGTTAAATTATATGGAAAATAAAAAAATGGAAAAAAATACAAATGCACAAAAAGGTTTACAACCTTCGACTTCAAAAGATATTGGAAATTGGGACATTTTAACAAATGATAAAAGTGGTGAACTTGGCGATTACAATGAGTTATGGACAGGTTTAAAAAAACAGGGGGAGGAAATAGCTTTAGAAAATCAGTTAAAAAATGCATCGAAAGAAACTTTATTATGTGTAAATATGATTAATGCACAATACGATGATGACGTTAATATTGTTGTACCTGACGCACCAAAAGAAGAAGAAGAGTTAGCTTTAACAAAAGCAATTAATTATTTAAAAGAAAGTCAATATAGAGGAATTTGGTCTAAGGAAGAAGCCCACGATATTTATCTTACACTACAAAAACTACCTATACCTATTGTATCAAAAACTAATTTATCCGTGTTATTATATAATACATTTCACCCACCAGACAAAAATAATTTAGAACCGATAGAAGATATGGAAGATGATGAACAATGCGATACCGACGATGATGATGACGATGATGACATTAACAATAATCCTAGTTTGGCGTAAATAAATTACATCTTTAAGGAATACTCTAGAACATTATCTTCGCCAGTCTGTTTTTTAATAGAGTCTCTAATATGCTTTTGCAAACCTCTTACATCTTTTTCGTGCTGGTCTACCTTATGATCTATTACAAACCTATTAAGAATATTATTTTCAAACCGAATGATATCTCCATACGATACCTTGCGTTTACAAAAAGCTTTATTTAAAAACCAAATTTTGTCTGGTTGATATAAATAAATATATTTAATATATTCAAAATAAATTTTATCCAATGAATTTGTGTATTCATTTTCTTCTGGAAATTCATTTTCCCCACAAGATTTAAGTTTATCTACAGTTTCCTTATTAAACATATCTGATTTTACTTCTTTTTTTTCCATAAATTCTTTTAATACTTTTTTATTTGATAAGGCAAAATCAAATTTTTTTTTGTATTCGTTTTTAACAAAGAATATATAACCTGTATAACATAATGGAAAATAACCTTTTTCTTTTAACAATTCGGTGTACACATACATACTTTGTCCTATTTCATTTCCCGCTACTTCTTTATCTATAACTTTATTAAATTGAGTGTCTATACCGGGATTCACCGTAAAACAAATCACTTTTGGTAATTTACGTCCTAATTTTTTTAAAAATTCGTATTCTAAACCATGTAAATTTAGATTCAAAAAATGACATTTTTTTACTTTATGCTTATATTTTTCCATAATATTATCGAAATATAAATTCTTTTCAAAAACGTCATTTGTAGCAGTATGGATATTTTTTTTGGTTTTAAAATAATCAAATAACACTTTATCTTTTTTAGGAATTTTATTAATTATAATACCTTTCCAATGTTGTTTTGCTAATAAAAAAGAATTAGAGTTAGTATTGTTTGTATGGTCAATATCTATAAATGTACCTTTTCTAACTCCTATAATTGTAAATAAGGCTAAAATAATACCATCTTCGCCATTTTTTGAACAAACATTATTATAAAAACTTAACATTTATAATAATATAAATAATTTTTTTTTTATTAATTAACTTAAAATTGAACTAAATAACTAAATATACATATACCCAAAAACAACTATGGCGTACAAAACTAATCTTATGTGTTTCAGTTATTCGTGCAGTACACAACAAGAAGACGTTATTAATGATTTAGCAAATAGTTCAATGGTTTTAATGCCGGAATCATCATTGTATGAATTGCAAAATTTAAATGATGTTACATTTCCATTATTCTTTAATATTAAAAATAAAGATACCCAATTTGGATATGTTTGTGGTGTAAAAAGTTTCACTTCTCCACCGGGTGTTTGTCATGTACCATATTATATTATGCAACAGATTGGTGTAAGTGAAGGTCAACACGTAGATATTGAATTGATGAACCCTCCCGAAGGTTCTTATATGAAAATTAGACCACACAAAACTGAATTTATAAATCTTATTAACCCTAAGGCAATATTAGAACACGTATTAAGTAGAAATTATCCTGTTGTTACACAGGGTCATACAATATCTATTTATCACGAAGCTCTTAAGAAAAATTTCCTAATTGATATTGTTGAAACAAAACCTTCATCAGTTATTCAAATAATAGACAAAAATATTAATCTTGATTTCGATACACCTTTAGATTATGTCGAACCTCCTAAACCTAGACAAGTATTTGGTGAATCAAAACAAGAAAATAGAAAGAATAAGTCTATAAACAATAAGCTTACTGATTATAAAAAAACAGGAGCTTTTGTGGCTTTTTCAGGTAAAGGTTGTCGTCTAGGCAGTAGTTAAGCATTATTAAATACATCAAATACTTCTTCACTAAATGTATTTTTATACCATTTTTTTCCTATTTGTACAGTACTACCATCCAATTCTAATGTTTCATAGGGTCTATCATAAAAACATATCATATCTAGAGTAGTATTATCATTTACAATGATAAAGGTGGGTCCATCCATCCAAGAACTTAATTGATAATTATAATATTTAAAATTTATAGGTTTTTCTGACCAAATACCATTAATAAT